GCCCCTTCGTCGGGGCCTTTTTCTTTGAGCGCGGTGTCGGCAATCTCCCTGACCCACGGCACGATGCGCCGGTCGTGACTGATGTTCAGCAGCGCCATGCGGAACCGGGTGTTTTCTTCCCTCAGCTTCTTGATAGCCCACCAGCGCCTGCGCGCGATGGTCTTTTTCCTAGCGGCTTCGGTCTGTGCGTCCAGCGTGAAATCGATCTTCCATGGGTTGGGCTTCGGCTTCATTTTTCCATCCGGTCAAGAATGAGGTTCACCCGCTCGTCGCCCAGCGCGGCCAGCCGGGCGACAATCGTCTGTAGGCTGCTCAGCACCGTGTCGCCGCCGTCGAACCTGTCGGTGGCGTACTGGTGGTGAGCGTCATACTTGTCGCAGCGGCGGCAATAGTGGGTGAGCCGGGCATTCACATCGGTGGCCACGGCCTTGCATTTCTGGCACTGGTAGGGCCGGCGCTTGACCTCGGCCCGGAATGCCAGTTCCTCGGCCCGCGCCCGTTCCTGTCGCATGGCGAGAGCGGTCGGGGGTGGTGAGTGGGTCGGGGATGGCGAGTATGGGGTTGGGGGCGCATACGTCACGAAACCGATGTAGTCGTGGTAATTGAACTCGGCCAGCGTGATGCCCCGTTCCTTCAGATACCGGTAGACGTTCGCGTCAAGGGTCGTATCAACATCGATCACCATGGTTTCTTGGCCTCTCCCCAAGTGGGTCCAACTTCGAAATCGACAATTGTCGGTACGACGAGCGGCGTCGTCTCAACCATGATCGCCCGTACCTTCTCGGCCACCGCCCGGTCGGCGGTGCTGATGTCAAGCTCGTCGTGCAGTTGCAGCATCGGCACGATGCCCTCGCGCCAGCAGGCAAGCATCGCCAGCTTCGTCTGGCGCGCGGCTGAGCCCTGAATGAGGTTGTTCAGCGCCTTGCGCGTGTCGGCCCGCCGCAGCATCGTCTTCGACCACGGGTGGTCGGGGTTCTTGCTGCGCTCTTGCGCCTCTTCGTAGCTGCACGGGCTCATCTTGTGCCCCTGCGCCTCGGCGCTCATGCGCGTGTCGAAATCGACATAGCCGCCCTCCCAGCGCGGGTAGTGCATCCGGGCACCGTCGATCAGCCGGATATAGCCGCGCTCGTTGGCGGCCCTCTTGCACTCGTCTTCCAGCGATTTGATGAACGGCAGGCGGTTGTGGTAGTCGCGCAGCACCTCTTCGGCTTCGGCGAGGCTCAGGCCAAGCTCTTCCGCCAGCGCCCGCTTACCTTTGCCGTAGGTCATCGACAGGTTCAAAATCTTGGCGACGGCGCGGGGCCTGTCCACCATCTCGCCGACCATCCTGTGGTAGTCGGTGTGCGGGTCGTCCAGATACCGTTGCACCGCCGCCTCAGCGCCCCGTGCGCCGACCTTGGCAGCAAAATGCACGGTCAACCGGGGTTCCTGCTGGGAGTAGTCAAGCGCCACCCAGCGCTCGCCCTCTTCCGGGAGAAAGCAGCTTCTGATGGCTGTGCCGATGTCGTCGTTGTCCGGGTTGGGCATCTGTTGCAACGGCGGTTCCGAATAGCTGAACCGGTGCGAACGTGTCCCCCCGGTCGTGTCGCGGAACTGGTGTATCTCGGCGTGGATGCGGCCCTTGCTCTCGTAGCTCAGCAGGAAATTTTCAAGGAACTTCGACTTGGCTTCCTCGTACTTTTCAGCCGTTGCACAGGCGCGCGGCAGCGGGTGGTCGTGCTTCTCCATCCAGTCTTTGGTGAAGCTCGCCTGCCGGGTCTTGGCCGTGCGCGGGAAGCCGATATGCTCGCGGCTGAACCACTCTTCCATCTGCTTGGGCGAGCGTATCTCTTTCATGTTCGCGGCGCGCTTCAGTTCCAGCAGCGAGCCGACCTCGGTGAGCGCCGCGTCGCGCTTGGCGGTGAACGCCTTCAGGGTCTGTTCGATGCGGGGCATGTCCAGCCTGATGCCGCGCCGCCGCATGGCCGTGACCATCGGCAATAGCTCCATCTCGGTTTCATATGGCGCGATCAGGCTCTGCTCATGCAGCTTTGGTTGCACATGCTGCCACAGCGCCCATGTCTGCTCAGCGTCGGCGATGGCGTAGGGGGCCGCGAACTTGGCTTCCACGGCCCAGATGGCCTGCGCTGCCTTGGCGGGGTCGTAGCCCTCGCTTTCCACGGCCTGCGCCAGCAGCTTCTTGTCCTTGCCGGGAAGGCCGATGCGATGACAGCAATCGTCCAGCGCGTAGCTGAATTCATTCTCGTCGGTCAGCACGCAGGCGGCCAGCGTGTCGTCTATCTGCGCCCCGGTCAGGTTGGCCCCGCTCGTCGTCAGCCAGCCGTAGTCGTAGGCCGCGTTGTGGAAGACCAGCCGGGTGGCGCTCTTGGCGATGCTGGTCACCCATTGCATGACCTGCTCTCGCGTGAAGTGGGTGCCATCGGCGTGGTAGATCGGCGCGTAACCGCTGGTGCCCTCGGCGGCCCAGCTTACGCCGCAGATGTAGCCTTGGCCGAAAGCCCAGCCGGGGCCTTTGCCCTGCTCAAGACCCATGTCGCGGGTTTCACAGTCAAGCACCACCATCGGATGCTGCCGCAGGTCGGGCAGTTCCGATGGTGGCACCCAGTCGCTTTCAGGCCGGAACAAACCCAGTTGTCCGCGCTTGAACGACTTGGCCATGGTTCAGAGGCCCCGGTTCAGTTCCTGCCGCACGGCGCGCACGGCGTCTTCCATGCCCGCGTCGGCATCGCTGGCGGCAGCGTGGTGGCCGCCGTTCTCGGGCGTGCCGCCGTAGCCGTTGGCCTCGGGCAGGGTGGCCGGTGGCTTCTCCTGCGCCTTCCGCTTGCCGTAGATGTCGTGTACCCGCTGCATGGCCTCTTCGCGGGTGCAGTTCCAGCCCAGCGCCAGCGTGGCGTAAAGCTCCTGTCCGTCATAGGGCCTGATCGGCTTGCGCAGGCGGTCGGCGACGCAGCGTGCGTAGCCGGCGATGTCGTCCCAGTGATCTTCGTGGGTGGGGTCGCCGGTCACGATGCGGGCCATCTTGTGGGCGATCATGTAGAGCGCGTGCCGCTGGCCATCGGGCAGGGTGGGCCAGTTGCGCTCGCGCTGCATGGCCCGCATCATCTCCCATGTGGTGCGGCTGTTCTCGCTGAATTCGCCGTGCCGCGAGGGCCGCTCATTCAAAATCTTGGCGGTCGTGTCCATCATGTGGTTTCCTTCAGGTTGTAGCCGACCGCGTCGGTGCGCCGGTTCATCTGGTAAAGCACCTCGTCGTGCCTTGCGTCGGCGCGTTCGATGTATTCCAGCACGGCGAAGTGGTCGTCCTTGACGAGGTGCCGGGCCAGCCTGATCGCGGCGGCCCGCGCACGGATGATGATGGCGATGGCGTACATATTGCCCATCAGCCGTTCCACCATGCCGAACTGCATCATTTCCAGCACGTCGCAGACCTTGACGCGGGCGATCACATTCGGGTGCAGCGGCGGCAGTTGTGCCAGCTTCAGCCTGTCCAGCGTCTGGGCTTCCAGCCGCTCAACGATGTCCTTGAGGTCGGGGTTTTCCGCCTTGACCGGGAACGGGATGTCGCCCACGCCAAGCTCGCCCACGTCGTGCAGGCGGATATAGCGTTCGACCGGGCTACCTAGATCGCCGAAAATGGTCGCGTAGATCATCGCCACCTGCCAGCTATGCTCGCCGACGGTCTGGGTCTGGGTCGTGGGCCACGTGTGATAGCGCTTGATGCGGCCCGCGAAATACAGGTCGTCGGTCACGAAATCGGTCATGTAGCATCCTCGTCAACGATGTCTTTTCCGACCCTACTCTTACGATCCTTTTTCATTCCGGGCAAACCTTCGGGCTCAGGTTCGTGGTCTTCCAGCCGCTCGCGCGCGGCTATTCGCTGCCGGGTCGGCAGTTCCTTGGCCGCCGCCTGCGCTCGCGTCGCCGCAGCTTGGCTCACGCGGGCCAGCACTTCGACCTGACCGGTGCCGCCGCACGACAGGCACGGGTTGCCGGATACCGGGTCGGTGCCCTCGCCAGCGCACGCCTCGCAGTCGCGTACTTTCTTGATGGTGCGAAAGATGCTCATTGTCTGTTTCCTTCATCCGGGTCTGTGTATGAAACCATTTTCTTAAAGACTGATTGCAGTCCGCCCGCTGCCCACGTCATGCGCACGCTATTAGCGAACCAGCCGCCGAACTGTTTTTCTATTTTCTTCATTATGGCAGGGTTGCGCAGGTCGGCATCAGTGGACGCGAATACACCGGCAACACGTGCCGCCGCATCCATCAACGGCCCCGAGCGAACATGCAGAATTTTCTTATTAAGCCCTTCGGTAGATACTATAAAGACCACTTTTAAGAAACCTTCATATAGTTGCTGTCTATACTCTTCATCGGTCATAATCATTCCTCCGATTGAAAGTAGCCGCAGTGGTGAAACACGAACGGCTCGCGGT